TGACGTTGGTAATATGCCAAGTCACCTTGCAATGCAGTTTGTTGAACGTGTAAAAACAGAAATACACCAAAGACGTATTCCAAGTGCAACAGGTGGCGGAACAAGTGTAATTGATTCAGCATACAATCCATTATCTACAAACGAAGATTACTTCTTCCCACAAACAGCAGAAGGTAGAGGTTCTAAAGTAGAAACATTACCAGGTGGTACTAATCTAGGTGAGATTGATGATCTAAAATACTTTACTAACAAACTTATTAGAGGCTTACGTATTCCTAGTTCTTACTTGCCAAGTGCGGCACAGGATGAAGGACAAAGTCAGTTTAATGATGGTAGAGTAGGTACAGCATATATCCAAGAATTAAGATTTAACAAATATTGCGAACGTTTACAAAACCTTGTAACAGAAGAGTTTGATCAAGAATTCAAACGTTACTTGATGGAAAAAGGTGCAAACGTTGACTTTGCAATGTTTGATTTAGAATTACAGACTCCACAAAACTTTGCAAGTTATAGACAAAGTGAATTAGATAATCAACGCATAGGAACATTTACACAGATACAAGCGATTCCATTTATATCAAATAGATATGCAATGAAACGTTTCTTAGGTATGACAGCAGAAGAACTTGCAGAAAATGAACGTTATTGGAGAGAAGAGAATGATGAAAATCTTAAGGCTCCTCCAACAGACGCCGCAGGTGAAATGCGTGGCGTTGGTGTAAGTGGAGCAGGTATTACTGCTGACTTGGGTGGCACAGAAGAAGTTGATCCAGAAGCAGAACCAGATCCAGTAGCAGGTGGAGAAGCAACTCCGCCAGACACAGCAACCGGTACACCACTAGGTGGTGGCGGCGGTACTCCACAGCAATAAGGCTAAATAATTATATGATACTGAGAGAGTTATTTTATTTTGATAAAGAATCACTGGAACCTATAGAAGACAAGTCCTATGATGCTTCTATGGACGATAGTATCATGAAGAAAAGCGACACAAGAAAAACACGCCTTTCACTACGCCAAATCAACAAGGCTAGATTAGCATCTGAACTACATAAAGAAGAGCAGGAGAAAGATTTAGATTTCGTAAGACAAATGTACGGAATCGCCGCAAATACAGCCGAGGTGTAGTAGATGTCAATAGCATTCGTGCTAGGAAACGGAACAAGTCGTAAAGATATTCCATTAGAACCATTAAGACAATACGGTAAAATTTATGGGTGCAATGCCATCTATAGAGAGTTTGACTGTGATTATCTAGTGGCTGTAGATGCCAAGATGATATTAGAAATATGTCAATCCAACTATCAAATGCGTATTCCTGTATGGACAAATCCTAATAAAACATTTAAGGACATAAAAGGACTTAATTTTTTCAATCCTAGCAAGGGTTGGAGCAGTGGTCCAACTGCATTAGACTTGGCAACATATCATCAACATGACACATTTTACTTGTTAGGCTTTGATTTTAAAGGCACAACAGGTACAGGGGGCAATGAGGACAAAGTAAACAACATATATGCTGGTACGTTAAATTATAAAAATGAAAGTGAAAATGCAACGTACTTTGGAAACTGGGAACGTCAAACAGGCATTATTGCCCAAAGAAATCACACAAAAAGATATATACGTGTGAACAAGGATGGGGAGGATTTTTGCCCTAAAAGTCTTAAAAAGTTTAGCAACTTTACCCATATGACTGTTACAGAGTTCTGTAAGCAGTTCGCTGAATCACATTAAGGTTTCAAAATAACGCATTTTGAGCCTATATTCAGCGTATTTTCATCATTATATGTAAATATTACTGACAGCCTTACCAAAAAAACACTTATAGGAGGTATTACAATGGCAGATCGTAACAAATTCGAAGAAATGCTTGAGAAATTAGTTGCTGAGGACCGTAAAGGTGCTGAAGAATTATTTCACGAGATTGTAGTAGAAAAATCAAGAACAATTTATGAAAATTTATTATCAGATGACGTTAAAGAATTAGACGTTGCTGAAGAGAAAAAAGACGAAGAAGTTGACGAAGCATCAAAAGAAGATGACAAAGAAGTTGACGAAGCGTCTAAAGATGAGTCAGAAGAAGACAAAGTAGAAGAAGCATCAGAAGAAAAAGATGAAGAAACTACTGAAGCAACTGACGAAGAAAAAACAGAAGAAGGTATTGAAGAAATCACACCTGAAGCACCAGAAATGGGCGGTGATCCAGCAGATGACATGATTGATGATGTTGAAGATGCAATGGACGGCGACAAAGACGGTGAAGAAGAAAAAGGTGAAGACGACGAAGATATCGAAGATAGAGTCGTAGATTTAGAAGATGCTTTAGATGACCTTAAGTCTGAATTTGAAAAAATGATGGGCGACAAGGAAGAAAAAGCAGACGATGAAGAAGATTCTGAGGAGCCAATGGGTGACATGGGCGACGAAGAAAAGGAAGACGAGGCTCTTGAGCCAACTTCCGAACTTGGAGTTGAAGAAATGCCAGTAGAATCAACTGATGAAGTTGAGGAAACTGCAAAATCTCAAACAGAACAAATGCGTGAGTATGTAGAAAAAGTTGCTGAGCCAAAAGGCGAAGACAACAAAGCAAAATCACCAGTAGCGGGTAAAAACGATATGGGTGGAAGTGCTTCTAACATAGCAGGCGGTTCTGCAGAAGAAAAAGGCGGATCAGCGGCATCACCAAAAGAAGATTCAGCAGGTAACGTGAATGTTCCAGGTGGTAAAGCAAGTAAGTCTATGAAGGCAGACTCCAAAGGTCACGGCGCTGAGAAAAAAGGCAGTGGCGAAACTGGAACTGATGGCAAAAGCGTCATTGGTTCGTAATATTAGGAACGGATAGTGGTGTTAAACTTACGTGAGAACTTGACATTCGACCAAGCGAAGATGGTCGTTGAAACTACTGAGAACGATAAGGGAGGCAAAGACCTTTACCTAAAAGGTATTTGTATTCAAGGTGGCGTTAGAAACGCAAACCAAAGAGTGTATCCTGTAAGCGAGATTAGTAGGGCTGTCAACACTCTCAACGATCAAATAAGCGGAGGATACAGTGTTCTTGGCGAAGTTGATCATCCAGAAGGACTTAATATTAACCTAGACAGAGTAAGCCATATGATCACAGAAATGTGGACAGATGGACCAAATGGCTATGGAAAGATGAAGATATTACCTACACCGATGGGAGTCCTAGTTAAAACGATGCTGGAAAGCGGAGTTAAATTAGGGGTCTCATCAAGAGGTTCAGGGAATGTTAGCGAAGACGGAAGCAATACGGTTTCAGATTTTGAAATCATTACTGTGGACGTAGTAGCACAACCAAGTGCTCCTGGTGCCTATCCGACACCAATATATGAGCATTTACTAAATGCCCGTGGTGGGTATCAGGCTTTAAATTTGGCTAAAGAGGTCCAAGGCGATCAAAAGGCACAGAAGTACATCAAAGAATCTTTAATGAATGTAATTAAAGGTTTGAAATAAGGAGAACCAGATGTTAGACGCTTTAAAATCACTTTTTGAAACGAATGCAATTTCAGAAGAGATCAAGAATGACATCGAAGAGGCTTGGAATGCCAAAGTTAAAGAAAATCAAATGCAAATCACAGCGGAATTGCGTGAAGAATTTGCATCTAAATACGAACACGATAAAGCCAATATGGTAGAAGCCGTGGAAAAAATGTTAGATGAAAAACTAAACGAAGAAATTTCAGAGTTTGCAGAAGATAGAAAAAAACTTGCTGAAGCCAGAGCAAAGTACCATGTAGCAATGCGTGAAAACGCAGACCTACTTAAAGGCTTTGTAATGGAACAGTTAGGCAAAGAAGTTTCTGAACTACATGAAGACCAAAAAGCAATGTCAAGTAAATTTGGCAAACTTGAGGAATTTGTAGTTGATGCTCTTGCAAAAGAAATTGCTGAGTTCCACGAAGACAAAAAAGATTTGGCAGAAACGAAGGTTAGATTAATTCGTGAAGCCAAAGAACATTTAAGTAAAGTAAAACAGTCCTTCATCGAAAAAGGTGCTAAAGTTGTCGAAAAAACAGTTGCTAAAACATTGAACAATGAAATTAGTCAATTGAAAGAAGACATCGACACTGCACGTAGAAACGACTTCGGTCGTAAGATTTTCGAGACATTTGCAGAAGAGTATAACAACTCTTACATGAATGAGAAAAGCGAAACTGCAAAACTACTAAAAGTGGTTGAGTTGAAGGATAAACAACTTGCGGAAGCAAAAGCGAATGCTGAGGAAAAAGCAAAATTAGTTGAAAGCAAAGATGCTGAAATTAAAGATGCTGTAGAATCCGCAAAGAGAAAAGAAACAATTTCTGAACTAGTTGCTCCTTTGAGCAAAGAACAGAAAGAGATTATGCAAGACTTACTAGAGTCAGTAGAAACTGAAAAGTTACAAGGACACTTTAACAAGTACCTATCTGCTGTAATCGATGGCAAGTCAGTAGCAAAGAAGGCAACACTTACCGAGGCAAAAGAAATAACAGGCGATAAAGAAGAAAATAGTTCGAGTGCAAGTGATTCTGCAAAAGTTGATAATGTTGTAGATATTAGAAGACTTGCAGGATTAAATTAAGGAGAAAATAATGTCAGAACTTTTAGAAAGTAAATGGCAGGATACCAAAGTTGCGTTGCTCGAAGGCCTAACAGGCAATAAAAAGTCTGTAATGTCTGCTACTTTAGAAAATACTAGAAAGTATTTGGCTGAGGCGGCGACTGCAGGTGCCACAGGCGCAGGTAACGTTGCAACTCTTAACAGAGTTATCCTTCCAGTAATTAGACGTGTTATGCCAACGGTTATCGCTAACGAAATCGTAGGTGTACAACCAATGACTGGTCCAGTTGGACAAATCCACACATTAAGAGTAAGATATGCAGATTCATTTGATGACGTAACAGCAGGCGAAGAAGCATTATCACCTTTCCAAATTGGTTTAGGTTACTCAGGTGGCGGATCTACTGATAAAGCAGACGCGACAGCAAACCTAGAAGGTACTGCTGGTAAGCGTTTAAGCATTCAGATCTTAAAACAAACAGTTGAAGCGAAAACTCGTAAATTGAGTGCTCGTTGGACTTTTGAAGCGGCTCAGGATGCACAAGCACAGCAAGGTATCGATATCGAAGCAGAAATTATGGCGGCATTAGCCCAAGAAATTACTGCTGAAATCGACCAAGAAGTTCTTAATTCATTAAGAACACTTGCTGGTTCGGCTGAATCAGACGTTCAATACGATCAAAACGCAGTATCAGGTACAGCAACATTCGTGGGTGATGAACACGCGGCGTTGGCTGTTATGATAAACAGAGCGGCAAACAAAATTGCACAACGTACAAGACGTGGTGCTGGTAACTTTGCAGTGGTATCACCGCATACGTTAACAGTTCTTCAGTCTGCAACAACTTCAGCGTTCGCAAGAACAACTGAAGGTACGTTCGAAGCACCAACTAATACTAAATTAGTAGGTACTTTAAATGGTGCAATGAAAGTTTACGTTGACGCTTATGCATCAGATTCAACTGATGTATTAGTAGGGTACAAAGGAACATCAGAAGCAGATGCGGCGGCGTTCTACTGTCCTTACATTCCATTAATGTCAAGTGGCGTTGTACTTGACCCATCATCTTTCGAACCAGTTGTGTCTTTCATGACTAGATACGGATATGTTGAGTTAAACAACACTGCTTCTTCATTAGGTAATGCGGCAGACTACCTAGCAAGAGTTAGTGTAGCAAACGTAACATTCTCGTAAGAGATTGTAAACTTATTAAAAGGGCGGCTTTATGTCGCCCTTTTTTTATGGCCAAAATATCTATTTTGGTAAACCTTTTTGTATTTTTCGGTTGCTTTTTTCTACAAACAATGTTATATTAATATTAACTTTAACACAAACTAAGAGAGTTATAAACTCTTAGCACTTGTGGCAGAACAACCCTTCGGCAGGGGGGTAATGCACACTAAAGTCTTTTACGCGGCCAAGTGGCTAGGTTTAGGCGGAGGTGGTTGGAAGTAGATATCATATCTAAACCTTGCAAAATTCAGATGTGATCTGCTTATCGAAAGTTGGAGGTGAGTTCACAGCAAGGCCTCCCGAGTAGTGTTAAAGTACTTAACTTTCCCCAGATAAATATATGTATGAAGGACGAATATACATCGGCCTTTT